TACTGCGACGTCGTCCGGTAGGCGTCGAGGACCTCTGTGCGTGCAATGTTCGTGGCCCTGGCCAGACCGCCGTTGAAGCCGTCGTGCAGGTCCGCGACCATCTTGGCCGCGGCCTGTCGCGGGTTCGTTCCGAGCGCGACACCCCGGACGAGTTCCCGGTGCATCGCCTCGGTCGCCTCGGCGGACAACGTCTGCGTCTGCGATGTGATCCGCTCACCGGTCCGGGCGACGATGATCTGCAGCGCGGACGGGTTGAGCCTCGCCGCGTACCGGAGTGCCGCCGTCTCCTGCATCGCCGCCGGGAGTTGCGAGGCGATGATGCCGGGCTCGGCGGCCGCGGTTGCCCTGATCGAAGTTCCAGCCGCTTCGGTGATGGTCACACCTGCGCGCCGGCCGAGTTCAGTCAGCGACGCCTGTGCGGTCATCAGCGCCCGGTACAGCCGGTCGAGCCGGTTCAGCTCGTACGCGGCCGGCCAGCGGCCGAGTTTCGTGGCGAGTGCCATCGCGTCCAGAACCGCGAACTCCATGTCGGCCGACAGTTGGGACCATGCTGCGACCCAGGCGGCGGCCAACGTCCGGGTCGCGTTGTCGGCCTGCGTACCGACCGCGACCCGGAGTTGCTGACCGAGGAGCAGCGTCTGAGCCTGGATCGCCACGGTCAGCTCCCGCCGGTCACCGGCGCACCGTCTCCGGGTTGATCGCCGGTGTCGTTGTCATCAGGATCATCGGGTTGCAGGTCTGCAAGGGGCGGACCATCAGCGCCCATCGGACCGCTGCCGGCCCGCGCCGGATCACCACCGAGATGCGACATCAGCGCGAGTTGTGTGCCCGCCGCCAACGGTGCGTGTTTGGGCCAGACGAACTCGCCGTCATCGTCGATCATCTGCTCGACGATCTCGTCGACATCTCGCACCCCGAACGCGGTCAGGATCAACCGCAGCATTACCTCGGGTGGAATGACCCCGGTGGAGGATGCCTTCTGGATCGCATCGGCGAACAGGTCAACAGACAGATCCGCGAGCGGCGGCCACGTGATATCGACGGTAGCAACCGTGTCGCCGGCGAGCGTCAGGTACTCACGACCTGAGAGCGGGTCGCGGCGGATCGTGCCCTTGAGACTGCCCTTCGGTGCCCGCGCCGACTCAGTGATGACGTAATCGAGCAGCGGGATCAGGAAATCCGAGGTCCACAATTGCCGCCGCTGCGACATCGCGTTCTCGGTCGGCGTATCCAGGGTCTCGGCGACCGCCCGAGCACCGGTCTGGCCCGGGTCGGACAGCAGCATCGTGACCGGAACGTCGAGGGCGGACGCAACCATCGTCGCGATCGGCCGACCGGAGTCGGCGTCGATCGTCGCACCCGACTTACTGATCGCCTCGAGGGCGACATCGGGCGGCAGGACGACGTCGGCACCGGCGGCGTTCGGCTCACCGGTGATGGAACGGCTGGGCCGTTGCGCGAGCCGGGCGGCCACGGCGCCGGCCTTCTGACCGGGGGCGGTCGCCTTCCACGCGTACCGGGACAGGGAGCGCATCAGGCGCGCCCAGTCCTCCAGGAACTCCTTATACGCCTTCGCCCAGTCGACTGCGGCGTACGCGTCGGGGACACCGAACTTCCAGCCCAGCGGCCGGTTCACCGCGAGGTGGATGACGGGCGAATCCCAGGCGACCTTCCACGAGCCGATCTGGCGGACCTTCGCAGCCGGCCGGTATCCGAGTGCCGGGTAGTAACGCTCCACGGTCGCCATGGACGGTAGCCCGGTCGCGAGGTCGGTGGTCGTCTGCGTCCAGCGCCGGTGATAGAACCACGGCTCGGAGTCGTCCTCCGGATTGCTGATGATGTCGACGATCTGGTCGGCGAGGATGACGCGGGTCGACACCTGCCCGGCGAGCGGCCGGGTGACGCAGGCGACGTAGACGTTCCCGTCGGTGCCGAGCGCGTGCTCGAGCTGGTCGCGGGCTGATGGTCCGGTGACAGCCCGCAGGTTGCCGGGGTCGCTCAGGAAGTCGGCGACGACGGCCTGAACATCCTGCTCGCCGTCCTTACGCCCATTGGCCCGGGCGGTGATCTCGACGCCTTGACCCCACACGTACGCCGAGCGCAGGTTGAGGCCACGCTTGATCAGCGGGTTCTTGATCGAATACAGGCGGCAGACGGCCCGCATCTGCATCATGCCGGCCGGAGTGAACTCCTGCTCGGACAGCGCGACGAGCCGCATCCAGCCCGGGTCGAGCAGCGCCCGTTCCATCTCGGACAGCGACTCTTTCAGGAACGCCTCATTGTCGGCGTTCTGCTGCAGCTCCGTCCGGAATTCCTCACGGAGTGCCGCGGTGCCCGAGATTGCTTCAGCGAGCCGGCGTACGGGGGCCAGAACCTCCACGGCCGCACCCCCGGTCAGATGGATGAGATCGCGAAATCGGCGTCTTCGTCGTCCTCGTACACCTCATCGGGCACGATCAGGTTGGCGACGGCGGTCAGCATCAGTGCGTCGGCCCGGTCCGGGCTGGGCAGCTTCCGTTTGCGCATCTCGTCCTTCGACTCGATCTGCACCTGCCCGCGGGACGTGTACTTGTACCGCATCGCACCCAGTTGGGCGGCGAGGTCATCATCGTCAGGGTCGATGTCGATGTCGCCCTGCTCGAAACGGTCCCGCAAAGCCCAGTACCACTCGGCGCGGGCGTTCAGGAAATGCTCCCGGTCGGCGGCGCCGGCACCGGCTTGCATGTCGACGACGTCGTAGCCCTGCTCGACCAGCTGGTCGACGACACCACCACCGACACCGACACCGTCGACGCGGATCTCGTGGGCGTTGTGTTCGCGGAACTTCTCGATCACATGCCCGGCGGTTTCGGTCGTTGCCAGCTTGGTGTAGTCGCCGATGATCCTGGCGCGCGGGCCCTGGCGCAGGCAGATGACGGTCCGGTCGGAACCGAACCGGGCGACGTCGACGCCGAGGATTCCCCACGGGCCCGGATCGAGGGTGCGCATCTGCGCGGCGAGGATCAGCCCGGGCGGGAACAGGATGTCCTCGCCGATCTCGGGGAAGTCGCCGAGGACCTTCGAGACGAACCGCGGTGACGTCTTGCCCCACCGTTTGACCTTGTCGTCAACCCAGCCGGGGTCGAGGAGCAGTGGCCGGAGCACGTCGGGGACGTGCTCGTCGGTGAAATTCGGGGTGTCGTATGCGGAGATCTGGATGGTGTTCCAGCCGGAGCCGGGTTTGCACACGTTCCCAAATTCGGAGGCCGGGTCGTCCGGGTTGCCGATGGCGAGGATCCGGCAGTCGGGGCCGGTCGTGATCGCTTCGACGGCGGTCCACAGTTGGGAGGGGACGCCGCAGGCTTCGTCGATGATGACGAGGACGTACTGGCGGTGGTGGCCCTGGAAGCCGTGGATGTTCGTGTCGGCCGGTTTGCGGCCGAAGCCGACGATGCGGCCGGAGTCGAGTTTCCACTCGTCGGACAGCAGGACCTTCCCGGGCAGTGGGTTGCCACGGGCTTTCGCGTTCGCGAACGACGCCCGGATCTCTTCCCAGAGGATCGCGTGGACCTGCTGGTAGGTGGGTGCGGTGGAGACGACGAGCGCGGTGCCGGGCGGGTGGGTGTCAATCCACCACTGCGCGAGCCTCGAGGCGATGAACGACTTGCCGGCGTCGTGGCAGGACTTGACGGCGGTGCGTTGGTGCTCGACGACGGACCGGGCGATGTCCTGCTGCTTGGACCACAGGTGCTCGCCGAGTTTGTCGCGGACCCAGCCGACCGGGTCGCCGGCCATCGGGTGCGGCGGTCGGGGTACGAACTCGGCGAGGAAGTTCTCCCAGACGAGGTCGACGAACTCGGTGTCGGTGTTCCAGTCGATCGGGCCGGGGCCGTCGTTGTCCCAGATGAGCGCGGCGAACGCCTGATCGGTGTCGGTGATCGTCACGGTCACCTGCTCGCGAGTGGTGGGCGCAGCCCGTGCCGCATGCTGGTCGGCACGGACTGCGGATCGTGCGTGGTTACTCGGCCGGCGGCGGGTTGAGTGCGGCGTTGACCTCGGCGAGGCTCGCACCCAGCGCGGCGGTGGACGTGGACTGCGCGTCGAGCGTCGACTGCAGCGCGGCCTTGTCGTCGTCGGACAGCGAGCCGTTGGCGATCAGGTCGGCGATCTGCGCGTTCGCGGCGGTCAGCGTCGCGACAGCGGTGTCGACGGCGGTGCCGAGCGCGGCGACCGCGGCGGCTTCGGCGTTCTCGGCCGCGAGGATGTCTTCGGCGATACCCATGATGTTGCCTTCCCTTGTTTCGATGAGGCGCAGTGCGCGCTTGATGGTGGCGACCTCCGCCGCCAGGTGCTGCTGTCCGTGCAGGATCGCGTCGAGCTTGTCGTCGTGCCCGTGGCAGCCGACGAAGATGCAGACAGCCATCACAGGCCCCGGATCGAGAGCCACGTCACGAGCGCCTCGGCAACCTCACGGGTCTGGCCCCGGTGGAGCTGATGCGGCCACGCACCTACCGCAGTTGCGAGCGCACGATCCGCGTCATCCACCGGTACAGGCGTTGGAGCAGGGACCGGAGTCGGCAGAGGAGGGGCGGGCTGGACTGGAAACGGATTGCTCTCGCCGGTGATCGCCTCGAAAGCCTCACCCAGGATGGCCGTGGTGATCCCTTCCGGGTTGTCGCCGTTCTTCTCGATCCACTCGGCTGAAATCGCTATCCAGCACTCCTCGGCATATCTGGCCAGCCAATCCACCAAGATCTCTTGAGAGCGGCCCCACGTG